CACCACAATTGCTGTACGATTTGAATACTCATCTATACCTTTATATTCATGCAGCGTCTTCATCTTCATCGGCTCCCAAAATAGCACCATGAGCAATCTTGTATGTTTTTTCAATGTGTTTAGCAAGATCAGTAGTTTCGAACATATTCATCCAAAACTCTTTGTTGTTTACAATATCATTTGCTCTCATTGAGGGCTGACGTACTTCGCCAGTGTCTCTATCAACTGTAGCGTACCATCCAGCTTTAGGCTTAACAATGTAGCCACCATCGATAGCGACATCAAGCAAACCAGACCAGCGATTAATACCTCCCTCGAAAGATACGGTGATAGGGATCTTAGACTTTTCTTTAACAAAGCGAGATTTCTCCACATTGATTACGAAATGATACCCAGAAAGACCATCAGCATCCTTTTCTTGCTGACGACCAAGGATCCAGATAGCATCGGCTGAATAATACGAACCAGTACCACCACCAACGATATCCTTTGGATACAAACCAATTTCCTTGTAAGTATGATTGATCACAGCCATAGGAATATCTTTCAATGTCAAGTGAGGTGTAATCATTCGAAACAATGACTTCAACTGCTTGGCGCGAGACATATCAGCAACTGACTTACCATCAAGCGCATCTTCAACTTCTTTCTTTGAAGCCAAGTTACCGATAGAGTCAATAACAATCATTACCTTATCGCCACGCTCAATGTTCTTGAGCTGCTGCATGATATCGAACTTTAATTCTTCAACGTCAGTGATCGGTGTATGCACCACGCTATCAAACGGGATACCAAAGGTATTGAAATAATCCTGCGGGGTACCAAATTCACTATCATAAAATAGAACGATGCCATCTTTATACTTCTTAAGAAAAGAGGAAGCAAGGAGAAGAGCGAAACCAGTTTTGAAATGCTTTGAAGGACCAGCAAGCATGGTCAATCCAGGAGTAATACCACCATCAACTGTTCCCGATAAAGCAACATTGATCATCGGTACAGAAGTTGGGATCATATCCTTCTTCGTGTAGATCTTGCTGTCAGTTAGAGTTGAAGTCAATTCAATAGTTGAGTTCTTAATGAGTTTATCGCGTAGTGACATATTATCTCCTAGGATTCGGATTCTGTTGACCAATAAATTTGCTTACTGAAATTCTACCATTCATAGGATCGGCTGCTTTTTGGAAAATCAACCCTTCATCTGAAAAGCACATTTTACTTTTAACATCTTCATGAAGACTTATTGGACTGACAGCATGATCAGTTACTGAACCAAAGACAACAAGATCTCTTGGTTCTAATTCTACCTCTAGTATATCGTTATTTTCTCTAAAAGTCAACACTCCACCATCATATGGCTTCGGTATTTTATGAAATAATGTTATCGCTGTTAGGTATGCATTATCTCTGTGGAAATTATAAGAATGCCCACCCATATAATGATTGATAAGATTTGCTTGAGGATATTTGTCGTTTTCTAAAATTCTAAAGTTTTGGTTATAAGAAATAATTTCTTCTCTTATTTCCTTTTGAAAAACTTTGTTCATATACTTTACAATAGAAGAATCATTCATAACAGATTCTATGAATAAACCTCTATTAAAACGAAGAAGCTCGCCCCTTGCGTCTCTAGCTCCACCCGACTTTTCAGAATTTACGAGCAAATCATCGCTACATAAATTACTCAACTCGAGCCACATTTCATCATACTCTTCCTTTGTAAAAAACTCTTTACAAAGAACTGCTCTGTGTTGTTCATAGTATATTGTTTTCATGATGCTATATAATCATCCATCTTTTTGATAAACGCTTTGATCGTTTTATCGCGGTTTGGCCAAAGAATTGTATCCTTTTCAGGATTTTTCATAAGATTGTTAAGCAAGGGCATAATCATTTTACGCAAACCTTGCACTTTGTCTTCGCCTTGTGCTTTAAGTTCTTCTGAATCGGCGAATGTAAACCCGAAGTCATCTTCTTCGTTGATATTCATTTGTTCTCTCCTGTCTGTTACAAAAGCATGAGAACGTCGAGAAGCACCATATGCATAACTAGCCAAAGAAATCCTCCAACGTTGCTCTATCTTCTATTTGCCAGCCGATAACATCAGTGATGGAACGCAATGGTTCAACAAATGACTTTTCAAACTGAGTGTCGCGGTCAATATACTTATCAAGGTTGAACTCCCTCGGTAAATAATCAGCAGTAGCGATTACAGACTCACCAATCACATTTGGTTCTTTCAAATAAGCAAACTTAATTTTATCACCATCTGAAATTGGTGGGATACTTTTAATGTTATGCTTCTTCAATAGATGATTGAAGATCAATGCACCCTTAACTTGAATTGGTGTTCCCTTATCATAGATACCATTCTTACTATACTTCTTCATATTTTTAACGCCACGAGGAAATGCAACATCTTCAAACGGTAGTGTAGCAAACTCAGTTCTAAAATCAAGAATAAACTTTTTCAATTCTTCATTGCTACCATTCATAACAATAGACAATGCTTCTTTAATCTTTTCGCGACAAGCATGAGGAGTTGACGAACGCACAGCTTCAATACCTTGCATCTTCAACTTTGGCTTTTCATACTGAACACCCTCAATATTCCAAGCATTGAGGATATACATTTTCTTTGCTTTCCAGATGCCTTTGTTTGCGATAGTTTCGCGCTTCATCTGCATCTTTTGAGCATAAGCATTCATCATGTCAGCCAATTCTTGGTAGCATTGATCCAAATAAGGTTGAATTTTCTTTTCACAGAATTCGTCGATAACTTTGACGATTTCTTCGTCGGGTGCGTTTCCCAAATGCGAAACCAAATCCTCCATACACACGTAAATGGAGTCGGTGTCGGACGCAATGACATAGTCTTTGTCCGTTTTAAGCATCTTGTTGAAAAACTGATTAACCTTTTTCTCGATCCACCTGATCGACAATTGACCTGACGTGGTAATTGCTTCAGCATGATTGAAGTTAAACCAACGGAAGTACTGGTTACCAAGAGCACCGTAGGCTGAGTTAAGCTGAATCTTTTTGGCCATTTGCATATTGTGGTATCGCGCGATGAGCTTTTCGTCATCTTTGCTTTTCGTTTTCTCATACCTTTGCTTGGCTTCAAGCATTTTTTTCTTGTAGATAACACGGTCATTATACATCTTCTCCATTAGTTCGGGAAGAAATCCTTGTTTGTCTTTTCGATATACACAACCATTTGCAGCAATAGAATGAGGGCAATTATGACTCATTGTACCATCGAGCAACTCATCAATTGAATTGAAATTGGGTAAACGAGTTACAAATGTTTCTGGTGAGATATTATATTGCATGATAAGATGCGGATAAAGTGAATTCAAGTCAAACGAAACAACCCACTTGTTTAATCCAACGTTTGGTTCTTTAACATAACCACCAACCAATGAATCAAAATCAGGCTGCTTCTTAAACTGCGGAATTACAATACCTTGTTCAAGCAAATAGTTATGAATGATAACATCCCATGGACGAACAGTCGTCATTGTATCATTGTAGTTGACCTTTGCGTCATAAGCAATAGCCATAACCTGCTCAAGAAACTTCAGTTTGTCATCGAGCTTATCAACGAGTACACAGTCATAAATGTTATACTCAATAAACTTCTGGAAATCATTCTTATACAACTCTAACAATGAACCGTGTTCAGAATAATCAATTTTCTTTTCACCAACTTCGATTTGCGCAATGTAATCGAGTTTGTATGACTCTTGGTTACCGAAGGTAAACTTACGGTACAACTGATAATAATCTAGAACTGAAATGCCAACAGGATTGTAGCTCTGGTTTTCTTTACCTTTGAACTCGACTGTCTTTTCGTCAAGAATACCCCACGGTGAAAGCTTCTTTGCTTCCTTATCATTGAACAAATACTTGATACGATTTACAAGATATGGAATGTCAAAGAACTCGATGTTCCAGCCAGTTACAACGTCAATATCCAATGCTTGCCAACAATTGAGAAATTGCTGAACAAGTTGGAACTCATCTTTACATTTGATGTAATGTGTATTGGGATCAGTAGTTGTAAAGTCTCCACAACCAAATACGAAGTTACGATTGCGAGAACGTAGCGTAATCGCAGTCAGTGGCTTATCTGCCTTTTGAATGTCGGGGAAACCTTCATCAGCGGCGCACTCAATATCAAGAGTGGCAATTGTAACTAGATTAGGATCATAGTCAATTTCGCCTTTGTATTCATCAAAGATATATGCATATTGAAAAGTGGTAAGCCCATAGAATTCCATGTTAGCAACATCAGAATAACGCTCCATAAAATCTCGAGCGTCGCTGATGCTATCAAACATCATCTTTTCTACAGGCTTACCATCTAGTGTTTTATACTTGCCGCCTTGCTTTGGTATAAAAAGATATGGCTTGTAATTAATTACATCCTTTACACGCAGTCCTTTATCATAACCACGAACATATACTCTATCACCCCTCATATGAACATGCGTGTAAAATGCCATAATACCTCCACAAAACAATCATCAGTATACTATAAAATTACTTATTTGTCAAGTATTAATTTTTACCAGCGATCTTTTCTTGACCGCGAGTCCAAGCAGCGACACCGAGGATAGCGCCGAATGCCATATGAATAAGACCACCGTTGTCAAGTGTAATTGACTTCCATGGAATATATGTCATGCCCTTAATGAATTGTGGCATAAACATTGAAATGATAGGAAACGCAACGAAGTCACAGAAACACATAAGCATGTAAAGCCATCCCATGGCAGGACGCCAGTATGACTTCATCCAGTGTTCTGATTCTTTAGCGTTCTGTGCTTCCCATTGTTTCTTTTCTAATTCAATCTTAGCCATCTGAGCTTCTGGTGATAGCTGTTGTGATGCAGCAGAAGAAGCAGGTGGAGAATATGGAGCTGATTGATTTATAGAAGCAGCAGCTCCCTTTGTAGCAGCAGGAATTTCATCCATTGCTGGCTTTGCTACTGGTTCGTCGTCTGTATTATTACCGAATTTTGGCATTATTAACCTCCAAAGATTTCTAAGGCTGCTTCATAATGCTCTTCACGGTCTTTCAATCCAATAGTACCACCATTGATTTTTTTAGTTACAGTAACAACGTCGCCTTTATCAGCCCACTGATTTAATTCTCTTGAATCCCAGAACCATCCAGCTGACCATGCTGCGCCTTCTGGTTCG